AGACAGAGCCGACGAGAAGAACGACGGGCAGTGCCTGTTTCCCCTGGATGTCCGCGGCTACGATGACGCGTATTTTCGAGGCCTGATATCCGAGCAGAAGATATTGAAGTACAAGAACGGCCAGCCAGCGTACATTTGGGTCAAGCGGAGCCGAGGGGCGCGCAACGAACCCTTGGACTGCCGGAACTATGCGACGGCGGCGCTAGAAATCTATCGGCCTGATTTTCGGTTATTGGAATACGAATTAAACCAAGCGACGCCGGAGATAATAGATTCAAGCTCCATGCACCAAAAACAGACGACAAACAAGCGCCGCGTGATTTCACGGGGCGTTGATTTTTAGGAGGCAGCCTGATGTACGTAACGCTTGAATATGCTCAAACACAGCACAAGTTATGGCTGGATGCGCAGACCGCAGTCGCCAGCGGCCAGTCGTATACGATCGGGCGCAGGTCGCTGACGCGGGCGAACCTCAGTGATATTTTGCGCATGATCCAATATTGGGAGGACGAAATCGATTCGCTCACATCGACGTCGCGCCCACGTACGAGAAGGGCGGTGCCGAGAGATTTATGAACGCGCTTGACAGGATTATTGGGAGCATAGCGCCACAACGCGCCCTTAACCGCGAAGTGGCTCGCAGGCGGCTAGAGGTACTGAATACGGGATACAGCAACCACGGGGCCAGCCGCGGCAAGAACTGGGATAAAGGGTGGAATTGGGCAGGGGGCTCGCCACAGGAGGATATTGACCTCAACCTCACAGTGATGCGGCAGCGTTCGCGGGACTTGTACGCGGGCGGCGGTTTCGCGCGCGGCGCGCTGGCGACTATGCGCACGAGCATCGTGGGGGCGGGGATGACCGTTCGACCGCAAGTGGACGCGGACATGCTGGGCCTCTCTCGTGAAGAGGCGAGCGCATGGCAGCGAAAGGTCGTGCGCGAGTTCGATCTGTGGGCGCGTTCGGTCAACTGCGACGCCGACAGGCAAAACAATTTCTATGAGCTTCAGCAGCTTGCGCAGTTATCGTGGCTCATGAGTGGAGACGTGTTTGCCTTGCCGATCTATGTTCAGCGGCCTGGCAGCCCCTATGGGTTGTGCGTGCGCTTGATAGAATCGGATCGCGTGTGTACGCCGGGCCAGCTGGAAGATTCAGGGCTTGCTATTCTGACGACCGACGGAGGCAAGATATTCTCCGGCGTGGAGGTGAGCGCGTTCGGCGAGATCGTCGCCTACCATATTGCGAGCAGGCACCCTCTGTCGTTTGCGCAGGGGGCGATTGAACCGCTCGAATGGACGCGCGTCGAGGCGTTTGGCGAGGCGTCGGGGCGCGGCAATATCCTGCACCTCATGGATCACGAACGGCCCGAGCAGCGGCGCGGGATCCCGTTCCTTGCGCCGGTGATGGAGGAACTCAAACAGCTCGCCCGCTATATACACGCAGAGCAGATGAACGCGGTTATCAATTCGATGTTTACGGTGTTCATCAAGCCGACGGACACGACCGGCGAGTTCGGCGAGGGAATCCCCAAAGAAGGGCGCATCGACGATAATCCGTATGATTATGAAATGGGTAGCGGGAACATCATCAGCTTACGCGGAGGCGAGGAGCCGTACTTTGCCAACCCAAACCATACCAACCAAGCATTTGACGCGTTCGTATCCTCACTGTGTATGTCGATAGGGTCGGCGCTGGAGATTCCCTACGAAATCCTGCTCAAGCGGTTCAACAGTTCCTACACGGCGAGCAAAGCGGCAAGCAATGAGTTCTGGCGCGTGGTTCGAATGCGCCGCCGCTGGCTTATCGACGATTTTTGTCAGCCGATCTACGAAGAGTGGCTGACGGAGGCGATCGCGCTGGGCAGAGTCGACGCGCCGGGCTATTTCGACGACCCGACGGTGCGGGCGGCGTATAGCAACGCGGAGTGGAACGGGCCCGCGCCCGGACACCTTAACCCATTGCAGGAGATCAACGCCGCCGTCGAGCGGGTAAGAGGCGGGTTCTCGACGCGCCAGCAGGAGACGGCTGAATTGAACGGCGGGGATTGGTGGGAAAACATCGGGCAATGCGCGGATGAGCTGAACGAGTTCGTCAGGCTGATGGGGACGGGAGGTGATGTAAATGGCATTGAGCCGGGAGGAAAACAGGGATCCGTGGAAAATTGAGATCCGCGCAAATGGAAGCGCGGATTTGTTTTTGTACGGAGACATCGTCGATGCGGCAACCGGGAGGAGCGACGTCACGGCAAAGCGGTTCAGTGACGACCTGAAACAACTGGGCGAAACAACGGAGTTGACACTGCGTATCAACTCGGCGGGCGGCAGTGTATGGGCGGCGATCGCCATGTATAACGAGCTCAGGCGGCACCCGGCGCGCAAGATCGCTCAAATCGACGCGCTGGCCGCGTCCGCGGCGACCCTCGTCATGATGGCGTGCGATGAGATCGTCATGTCGGCTAACGCGAGGATCATGATCCACAACCCAATATCGGGGTTGGAAGGTGACGCCGCGGCATTCATGACGAGGGGAAAGATGCTCCTCGGCGCGGGCGACGTCATGGCGGACGCCTATTGTGAGAAGACGCGGCTGACGCGCGAGGAAATTGTCGCGATGATGGACGCGGAGACGTGGATGACTGCGGACGAAGCGCAGCGCTACGGATTCTGCGACCGGGTGGAAAACGGCGCGCCAATCGCGGCGCACTTTAAGAACGGGGCGCTCGTGCTGGATGGCGTACAGCACGATTTGAATAGATACAGGCACGCGCCTACTGACTGGGAAAAAATAGAAAGGAAGACTGAGAGAGTGAAAACAAAACTGGGAATCAGGAACGAAGTGATTGAAGGCGTGACTTCGATCATGGCGACATGCCCGGCGTGCGGGCACGAGTTTCAAGTCGTGGTCGATCCGCAGATTGTGGGCGACACGGTTGAAATCGAGATCGAACTGCCGATCGAGACGACGGCACAGGCGCAGGAGCTAGTCGCAAAAGCGCGCGCACTCGAAGTTCGAAACTCGATCTCGGCGGGCGCAACTTGCCCGTCGTGCGGAAACTCATTTGACGTGACGGTGGAGGACGGCCCCGCAGGAGAGGAAGCCGCCGCTGTGGAAGCAATCGCGACCGACGAGGAAGAAGTGGTAACCGAACTGGAGGAGACGCTCATCGATGTGATTGAAGAACTTCTTGACGAGGAGCTCGACGTTCCCACCGACCCGGTTGAGGCGAAAGCGTACCTTCGCGGCGTTCGCGCTGCCGTCAAGGCGCGGAACGCCCCGGCGAACGCGACGGCGCGGAAGGGTTCGGTAGCGCTGGCGACGCGCGTCAAGGACGCGAGAGCGTCGGGCGCGTATGGCGTCAAAGCAAGTTCCGCGCCCGCGGTGAACGCGAAGGCGGCGCAGGAAGCGAAACGCACGGAGACAGGTGAGATGATCGCGAAGTACGCGAACAAAGGGAAAGAGGGGAAGAAGAATGGCTAATCAGGCTACAGAACTCTACGGAAAGCTCGGCGAGCTCACGCCGGATAATCTGATTGCGGGCCTTGAGATTACACCGATCATCAAGGGCGTCGTGCTGGGCGCGGATCTCGGGTTTGTCGCGCGCGGCACTGTGCTCGGGCTCAAGGACGACGGGAGCTGCGCGCCGGTGGACAGCGAGGCGCAAGACGGATCGGAAACGCCCTACGCGATCCTCGCGTACGGCGTGGCGACCGACGGCACGCTCACGTCCGCGGCGGAGGCGTACTTCACCGGCGTGTTTAACGCGTTGGCGCTGGTATTTGGCGGGGACGACACGATCGCGACGCACGAGGGCGCCCTGCGCAAGTTAGGAATTTTTGTGAAAGAGAATATCCCGTATTAACGGGGGGAGGGTTGAGAGATGCCGGATTTGATTAATGGGATAGGGATCTACGAAACACGCACGATGCTCGCCGCGATCGAGCGGTTCATGCCGGTGTACAGCTTCCTGCGCGATACGTTCTTTTCGGGCACACAGGTAGAGAAGAACGAACACATGGATTTTGACTACCGCAAGGGAAAGCGCAAGATGGCGCCGTTCGTCGCCCCGCTCATGGGCGAGAAGGTGATGGACAGACAGGGATACGAGACCAAGACGATCAAGTTCCCCAAGATCGCGCCCGCCCGCGCGCTCACCCTTCAAGACCTTCAACAGAGGCTGCCCGGTGAGGAAGTGTACGGCGGCTATACGCCCCAGGAGCGCGCGATGCAACTCCTCGCCTCGGACATGCGAGAGCTGACGGAGTACATAGACCGGCGCGAAGAGTGGATCGCCGCGCAGCTGCTCTTCACCGGCAAGATCGACATCAATATCGAGGGCGCGGATCAGGTTATCGATTACGATCTCACCAACAACGAAACCGTCCCGAAGAAGTGGGACGCCCCTGACAGTGACCCGATCGCGGATTTGAAGAACAAGCGACTCGCCGTGATCCAGAAGACGGGGATAGCGCCGGACGTATGTATCATGGCGTCAGATGTGGCGGACGCATACGCGAAGAACGAGGCCGTGATCAAGTTCCACGACATCCTCAACTATTTCATCGGCGAATACAGGCCGGAAATCAAGAGCCCGGCGGTGACGTTCATCGAGCGGATCACGAAGCTGGCGCTGGACGTGTTCACGTACGACGACTGGTTCCTAGAGGACATTGATCCCGAAGACCCGAAAAAGGGAACAAAGGAATTGCCGTTTGTACCGCCCGGACACGTGCTACTCGCGCGCAAGGAGATGCCCAGCACCAAGTTCTACGGGCCGGTGACGCAGATGGAGGGCAGCGATTTCCGCACCTACATGGCCGAGCGCGTGCCTAAGGTGTATTCGGACGAGAAGGCCGACATCAGGATGCTGCGCATGACTTCCCGCCCGGTGTTCGTGCCGTGGGATGTCGATTCGTGGTATGTGCTGAAAGTCTTATAGGAGGGCGCGAATGAAGTACGTAGCATTACGCGGCTTTTTTCTGGATGGCGCGTGGGTGAACGCGGGCGACACGCTGCGGGTGAATCAGGCGAGGGGCCAAGAACTGATAAGATCGCGTGCGGCGGCCTTGGTCGGCAAGGCCGCCCCGCCGATTGAACCGCCCGGTGAACAGCTCCGCGAGCAATCCAATGA